TGTTCTTCCAGATGGGTCAAAAGTTCAAGGTAGAGATGGATTTGTTAACAGAGTAAGAGAGGATCTTGATCTACAAGAAATGATTAAGGCTAAGATCAGTGGATAAGTACATGATAGTTGAAGGAAAATTTCCTTGCAAAACTTGTAAAAAAGAAGTAAAGACTATCAGAGTATATACCTCAACTGGTATGGCATCTTGGATGTGCTCTGAAAAACATTTATCAGAGGTACATTTATTTAAAGTTGGATATAAGAAAGTAAAAAGAGATGAGTGAGAGAGGCGAGAGTAAAAGAATAGGTGCCAAGCAGCACAAAAATTCTGGTAGAAATACCAAGAAAGGCGATGCTACTTGGGAAAATTTTACTGTAGATTTTAAAGAGAACTCAAAATCTTTTACATTAAACCAGGATGTGTGGGCTAAGGCAGTCACAGATGCTATACGAAATGGCAACGACCCAGCAATTGTTGTGGTACTTGGCGAGGGTAACAAGAAGGTAAGACTTGCTATAATAGAGTTAGAACTACTAGAACAGATGGTGAATAATGGAACAGAGTAATACAACGCTTGATATGGTCAATGGTTTGTCAGAAATAGCAGAGTATATGGAGGACGAGGAGTTAACCTCTGCCCTAACATTTATTGCTAAGATAATTATAAAGCCAGATATCCCCATGAGCGTGGCTACTGTAGAGATAGTTAGACTACAGGCAATTGCAGCCAAGATGGCATTCAGGGCTACATGGATGGCTAATGTGGATAAGTCAAATAGAGGAAAGAAAAATATTTACTATACAGCAGCAGAGTCAATAAACAGTCTTGTGTCTGCTCTTAAATACATAATTAAGTGATATCTGCTATAATTAATACAAACAAAGGATAACAATGACTAAAAATTTATTGAAGCAAGTAATGATAAAAAATCCAGACAAAACCTATGAGTCTAAAGAAGACACAAGTTTTATTGACGGAATAATAGAAAAAATAGAATCTGGTTACATGACAAAAACAAAGCCAAGATTTAGTAAGAAGACAAATTTTTCAGCATCTGCTTTAACTTACGGCGCAGGTGAGTGTCCAAGATACTGGTACCTTGCATTTGATGGGCAGGTTCATTATGATAATTCTGACGCATTCGGTGTTGCTAATAGAACTAACGGAACCCTTGGTCACGAAAGAATTCAGGAAGCCATTCAGGCTTCAGGACTACTTGATGAAGATATGGAATTCGATCCCATTGAAAGAAAATATAATAAGCAAACTCATCCAGCAATGGAGTTTAGAGTTAAATTAGACGATCCACCTTTTGACGGGTATGGAGATGTCATGCTTAATCACAATGGTGAAAGAATTATTGGTGAAATCAAAACAATAATGAATGAAGGTTTTGAATACAAAAAGAATAGCAGAAAGCCTAAGATGGGTCATCTTATGCAATTGCTAATCTATATGAAGGTTTGGAAAGTCGGCAAGGGTGTAATGATTTATGAAAATAAAAATAATCATGAGTTGTTGACTTTACCAGTAGTAGTAAGCGATCATTACCGTCGGTGGGTAGACCAGGCATTTGATTGGATGAGAACAGTACACAAGTCTTGGAAGGATCGAGAATTGCCTCAAAAGCCTTATCGATCTAATTCTAAAATTTGTAAAGTGTGCCCAATCCAAAAAGCATGTGCCGAAGCAGAGGCAGGGGTAATTAAAATTAAACCTCTGGAGTTGCTAGAAAATGAAAAGTTGTAGATGGTGCGATCATACATTTGAATCAGATGTATCTTATCAGATATATTGTTCAGAAAAATGCAGAGAGCAAGCCACTAAAGAAAAAATTGCACAAAGATATATTCAGACTAGACGACAAAAACGTAAGGGTAAGAATAGAACTTGTAAGCAGTGTGGAGAAAAGTTATCCATATACAACGATGAGCCATTATGCAATCAATGCGTAATTAATCCAGTAGATGTTAAAAAAGTTTTAAAACAAGTAAAGGGATTGTCAAATGACAAAGGCAAAAGAAACAAATAGCAACTATGGGCAAATGCCAGAAAAAATTTGTGCTATAGATGCTAGTACCAATAGTCTTGCATTTGCAACCTTCCATGGTGGACATCTAAAAGAATATGGAAAGATTAATTTTATTGGCAAAGATATATACGAAAAGGTAATTGATGCTGGTAAAAAGTCAAAAGGACTGTTTGACCATATTGTTAATGTTGATGCCATTGTAATTGAGCACACCGTCTTTATGAATAGCCCAAAAACTGCAGCAGATCTTGCTCTGGTCCAAGGAGCACTATTAGGTGCTGCTGGTCAATCTGGTATTAATATTATTGGCAAGGTCTCACCAATTACTTGGCAAAATTATTTAGGAAATAAAAGATTAACTAAAGAAGAGCAGATTAAAATTAGGTCTTTAAATCCTGGAAAGTCAGACTCATGGTATAAGTCTTATGAGCGTGAGTTTAGGAAACAAAGAACAATAAAACTATTAGATGTTATTTATGACAAGAAAATAACAGACAACGATGTTGCAGATGCATGTGGCATTGGTCACTGGTCAATAAATAATTGGAATAAGGCTATTGGGTTTGACAAGGATGAGTCATGAGTGCTAAACTATATACAAGCGAGTTATGGCTTAAAAAGAGATATCACATTGATAAAAAATCTCCAGAGGCTATAGCAAAAGAATGTGGGGTAAGTGTGGAAACTATTTATGTGTATCTTGCTAAGTTTGGATTAAGGAAGTCAAAGAGATGAATTTAGAACCAGTATTCCCAGATTCAAAACAATTTAAGTGTGAGGATTTGTATTTACTTACAGTTGGAACAGAGGCTGGAAAAGAAATATTAGAAACCTGCCATGAAATTGCACACATGTTGGTAAAAAAGAATATTGCTTATGGCAATTCAGCCCTTGAACCCGTACGCATATTTTCAAAAGCGGGACCAAGAGAGCAACTCCATGTTCGTATCGATGATAAGTTAAATAGACTTATGAAGGGCACAGAATATCCTGGAGATAATGATATTGATGACTTGATAGGATATTTGGTATTGCTTAAAATAGCAAAGTCAAATGATTTAGGAACTAAGGGAGACTACCAACTTGTCAACTGAAGAAGATTTAATTAAGCATCTTGACGAAATTAATAATGTTGTAGGAGAATACTTAAAGGGAAATGATGCAACAAAGATTTCCAAAGATCTTGCAATACCAAGAACTCGTGTAGTACAGCACATCAATGAGTGGAAAGTAATGGCATCCGCTAATGATGCTATTCGTGCTCGTGCAAAAGAGGCTCTTGCGGTTGCCGATACACATTATAATAAACTAATTGCAAAGTCTTATGAAGTAATTGATGAGGCATCCCTTACAAATAACCTTGGAGCAAAAACACAAGCAATTAAACTTGTTATGGACATTGAGTCTAAAAGAATTGATATGTTACAGAAGGCTGGGTTGCTTGAGAATAAAGAACTTGCAGAAGAGATGCTTCAGATAGAAAAGAAACAAGAAGTTTTGATGGCAATTCTTAGAGACATAGCATCTGAATATCCACAAGTTCGTGATGAGATTATGCGTAGACTTTCTGATGTTGCTAAAAAGGATGAAGTGATTACAATTGTCCATGAAGTTTGATGATTTTCTTGAGGCTTTAGCCGATAGTCATTTTGAAGAAACTCCAGTCGATGCAAAGACGTTTGTTGAGTCTCCAGACTATTTAGGTCAGCCAGGATTATCTGATATCCAGTATGACATTGTTGAGGCAATGAGTCAGATTTATCGCAAAGAAGATCTTATAAATATTATGGGAGAAGAAGAAGGGGCAAGATATTATGAAAAGTACACAAAGAATGAAATCATTCTACAACTTGGCAAAGGTAGCGGTAAAGACTTCACCTCTACTGTGGCTTGCGCTTATATTGTATACAAACTACTATGTCTCAAAGACCCAGCAAAATACTTTGGAAAACCAGCAGGGGATGCAATAGATTTAATTAACGTTGCTATTAACGCTCAACAGGCTAAGAACGTTTTCTTTAAAGGCTTCAAGTCAAAGATTGAAAGATCCCCATGGTTTGCTGGTAAGTATGAAGCAAAGGTAGACTCTATTGGTTTTGATAAATCTGTTACAGTTTACTCTGGACACTCTGAGCGTGAATCTCATGAGGGTTTAAATCTTTTGCTTGCAGTGCTCGATGAGATTTCTGGTTTTGCATCTGAGGTTGCAACTGGTAATGAACAGGGTAAGACTGCTGACAATATTTATAAAGCATTCCGTGGTTCAGTAGACTCTCGTTTTCCTGATCTTGGAAAGGTAGTGCTTCTTTCATTCCCCCGTTATAACGGTGACTTTATTTCTGAGCGGTATGAAGCAGTAATTGCTGACAAAGAAGTAGTAAGCAAAACACATAGATTCATAATCAATCCACTACTTCCAGAGGATGACAAGGACAATTGGTTTGAGATTGCATGGGATGAGGATCACATCAAATCATACAAATATCCAGGAGTCTTTGCTATTAAAAGACCTACATGGGAAGTAAATCCTACAAGACAGGTAGATGATTTTAAGATTGCTTTTATGACAGATCTTGGCGATGCAATGATGCGCTTTGCTTGTGTCCCTACATATGCATCAGATGCATTTTTTAAACAAGCAGATAAGGTTCGTGCTTGTATGACAGCCAGAAACCCTTTGGATCAATTCAGAAGATTTGAAGAAAACTTTAAACCAGATCCAGACAAGGTTTATTATGTCCATGCTGACCTTGCACAAAAGCACGATAAATGTGCTGTTGCAATTGCACATGTTGAAAAGTGGGTTAATGTTCAGGTAATTAAAGACTATGAGCAGATATCACCTATTGTTGTTGTAGATGCTGTTGCATGGTGGGAACCAAAAGTAGAAGGGCCAGTAAACCTTTCAGAGGTAAAGCAGTGGATACAAAATCTACGCAGACTTGGATTTAATATAGGTCTAGTCACCTTTGACCGTTGGCAATCTTTTGACATCCAGAATGAATTGCAGGCGGTAGGCATGAGAACAGAAACAGTTTCTGTAGCCAAGAAGCATTATGAAGATATGGCTATGCTTGTGTATGAGCAAAGACTAGTAATGCCTGCTATCGAACTTTTGTTTGAAGAACTAACAGAACTTAAGATTATGAAAAATGACAAGGTAGATCACCCACGCAAAAAATCTAAAGACCTTGCCGATGCCGTGTGTGGCTCTATCTTTGGTGCCATATCCTATACACCCAGAGATCAAAACCTTGAAGTAGAGGTTCACACATTTAGAGGACAGCCCCGTAGAGTTGACACGCTCCCTGAGAACGTGATACAATATAAACCTAACCAAATAGAAGATATAAAAGACTATCTGGATAGACTAAAAACAATATAAAACAAAATGAATAATAAAAGGAGAAAAATGAATTCATTTAAGAAGATCGCTCTTGTCGTGGTTGCAGTCATGACTATGGGCACACTCGTAGTGACACCTGCAAGTGCCAATACCGTTTCAGTAGACGTAACAACTGAAGTATCTGGTTCTGGTACAGCAGCCTCACCATTCACAGTAAAGGTTCCTTCTGACAACGTAGTAAGCGTTGCAGATACCACAACTGCAACAAATAACGAAGCACTTCTTATCACTGCTACAGTAGTTGCTGGAACACCAGTAACATTTACTGCAGTCGGTGCTAATACACGCCTAGTATCTACAGTTGGTTCAACAGTTAATGCATCTGCTGGATCATCTTCAATTACAGTAACGCCTGCTTCAACAACAGCGACTGTCTATGCATATACAACAAGCACTGCTGCTTCTGCTGTTACAG